CTTGTTGTAAAGGTGGCATCCCCACTGTAAAAGAAAAATATTGTGAGCCTATTTGTCTTACTTGTTTTTTACCAGATAAAGTCTGGTTCAAAAGCGTTGGTCTGTTATCTTTAAAATTTAAAGCTCTAAAGTTAGGGTCTGTTGGAAATTGACCAGACATTTACACAATCCCCATTTTGCCTTGATTGTTCATGGCATTGTTTATGATTGATGTTATCAATCCTTTTCTTGATGCTAGTAACTGGTCAAAGCCAGCAGCATCTATTGTTGATATGTTGAAGTTGACTGTGGGTGCTGCACCCATTGATTGACCTTTAGTATGATCTATAACTGTTTCATTTGGATGAACCATAGCCATAAAACCACCCTTGCCATCCATTCCACCTGCTCGAATTCCTTTGCCAGTGAATCCACCGCCATCAAAATCAAAAAGAGTGTCGTTGTCAGTTAATTTATTATATTCCATCAGGCTTTTTATATTGCCAAAACTTTTGCCTATTGATGCAAACATTTTATCTATAATTAATTTCTGTACTGCAATTCTTATTAATTCTCTTACTACAGCAGTCGCATAATCTTTGAATGACGCCTTTCCTTTTTCTAAGAAATCCATGGTTAATTGAGTTAAACCATCATACGACTTTTGAAATACACCCTGCATTTCTTCCTGCATGGTTTTTATGTTTGTAAAGAAATCTTTGTAACCTTTCTCAGCACTTATTAAAAATTGTTCTAATGCTGTTAATTGTTCAAACCCAGTTCCATCTTTACCCTTTTGATCTTCAGGCTTTCCAAATATAAAATCCATAATGCTAGGAACTTCATAATCATCATCTGAAACAACTCTATCTCTAATTCTTTTTTTAATTTCTGCAATTTTTTTAACAGAATTATCAATATCTTCTTCGATGGTGCTAATATCAAACAATTCTATTTTGCCAAAACCAAGTCTTTCAGAAAGGTTTGGCATCTTGTCTATAGCATTATTAAATAATGTTATAACAGAATTTAAGCCTTTTTTTATTGCTTTTATTGCACTTAAAGAAACAAGCCCATGCATACTTTGTTTAAATTTTTCTAAAGTTATCAAGCCCTTGTCAATAAAGTTAGGTATTGTTACATCAAAAACTTCTTTAAAATCATTATAAATTTCTTGCCTAAATACATATGCTGCCATTACTAACGCTGTAAAACCGCTTAATAGTAAACCAAGTGGATTTGCTATTATTGCTACAGTCAAGGCTTTTACAGCCATCGTAACACCAGCTATGGCTGGTATTAATAAGGCATCTAAATTTTGTGCAACAAAATTAATTCCATTAGCAAGTTTTGAAAATCCTTGGGTTGATTCTTGTATGTCTCCAATCATAAATTGGAAATTATTTCTTAAAGCTACACCAGCTTGCCCTAACGTCATAGGCATATCTTTAATTAATCTATTGGTCTCATCAATTCCAGCAATAAGAATTGGCATTACAGTTTCTGCTGTTAATTTACCAGCATGACCAAACTCTCTAAGTTCACCAACAGTCATATTAAGACCTTCGGCTAACATCTTGGTTAGAATGGTGTTGTTCTCCATAACCGACCTAAGCTCATCTCCTCTTAGAGCCCCTGAAGCAAGACCCTGTGCTAACTGTCTGGCAGAGTTGTTTGCTTCTTGAGCATGAGAGCCAGCGATAATAAAGGTATTGGCTACCATTTGTGTAGCATCAGCAACATCTTTTTGAGTCGCCCCAAGATGCTCTGTAGCTAAAGACAACCTAGTAAACAACATGGCTACAGCATCAAAATCAGACCTTGATTCTAATGCTATTCTTCTCATGTGATTCATAGCGATGGCAGTTTCTTCTGCACTACCAGTAAAAGCATCCATTCTATTTTTAACGCCAATCATGACGTTAGCAGCCTCAACTAATTCTCTTACAGAAAAAGCAGCAGCTAAAGTTTGTCCCAATTGACTAACAACGCTATTAACACCGCCAATGTCTTTTTTAAATTTATTTAAAGCAGCAGCAGATTTATTATTAGCTAATAACTCTATCTGATATTTAAATGCTTTAGGCAGTGCCATTGTTTTCTTCCTTTATTTCAAGATAAGCCAACCAGCCCTGAAATTCCTCAACAGTAATCTCTTCAATTTCTGCCAAAGTTTTATTTAGCTTTTCAGCTAGAGCATACTTTGTGTATAGCTGCTTATCCTCTATTACTTTTTTTTAATTTCTTCCTGTGAAATATTATTCATCATTTCACTAGAAACTCTAATTAATACATCCCTATCTACCCTCTCCAATAAGGTTTTCTTATCAGCGATAGTAAATAACTTTTCGCCAGCCTCATCTAATGCTTTGTAAATTAAAACATAAGCCAAAAGCTGAACGTCATCATCTTGAGCCATTTTCATGAACTTAGAAGTCTCTGAAAGAGTTATGGGTCTACAATAAATCTTTAATGGATTATCGTCATCATCACCCCATTCAGGGACTTCTATAATTCTTGTTTCTATGCTATCAAAATGCTTCTTTGCGTTATCTATTGCTGACATTTTTATACAGTGCTTTCTGTTAAAGCACCATTGCCTTGAACTGAAATACTAGCTTCAACTAATCCATCAAATGATGCAGTTCTTGAAACGCCAGTTACAATGGCTGAACCAGAGTAATAAGTATCACCAGAAGTATCACCTTCAGGATAGAAATTTAAAGTTACTTCTGATCCAATGCTTAAAGCACCTTGACCTGATGCATCAGTTTCATCCCAAAAAACATCCAAGCTTCCTGAGAAGTTTGTTAATGATGGTTTATAAGTTCTAGCAGAATCACCCATTGAAGTATCTTCTAAAGTATCAGCAGATTCTTCGATTGAGTAAGACCTTATTTCAGCTACAGCATTTGAGCCAACCTTTACAGTTCCCTCGCTTCCTTTATGTGTTGCCATTTTCTACCTCGTCTTTCGACTTTTCTTTAGAAGAAGATTTAGGTTTATCTTTCGATGGGGCTGCTTCTTCTTTCCAACCCTTATTCAATAAAGACTCAACCTTAGAAGGGTGAGCATTTATAGAAACTTTTCCGTCTGGACTAATCATTTTCATAATTATCTCCTTTAAACTGCTACGTCAGGAGCATTTTCCTTGACATAATAGTTAGTTAAAAATGTAAGAGAAACATAGCCCAATGGCTTTTCTCCCTCAGCGTTAAACTCTATCTCTGTGGATTCTAAATAAGTATCTTTAGCCAATCCATCAAGAGTTCTGTCAGCAGCTATTGCTGCTTCAACTTCTTTGCTTATTGTATCAATAGTATCATCAAAGTTGCTAGTAGCTTTTGCATAACCTTCTACTACAACTGCGAGCTCTCTGCTCATAACTCTTTGTGTGCCTATAACTATAGGCTCAGATGATTCTTCTTTAGTGTAAATGATTAATGCTGGTAAATTTGCATTTTCTAATGGATAAACCCTAGATTCAAAAACATTAGACCCTGTGGTTGTTAAACCAGTCAGTGTAGCTCCAATTTTTTCTCTTATTTGTTGTCTGACGTGATTTGCCATTATATTTCCTCAAGCATCAAAGCAGAAAAGCCAGTTCTATCTGCTTGTATATTAACAACAGTATAATTTTGAGCAGCTTTTAAAATATTTCCATTAACATCTTTTATTGCACTTACATTTAAGGTATTGCCAAAAGATATGTTTGGAACATCAACTGTCCTGCAATAAGCAATAGGGCTTAAAGCTTCTACACCTACCCCATCGTCTAATTCTGTATATTCATTATTCAATATAATGTTTATTGTGCTAGAGCTTGCACCATTATTATAGACAGCATCTACCGCATGACCATAATTAATATCTAAATAAGCAAGCATATCTTCTTCTGTTTCCATGCGATATTGAGACATTATTCTTCCTCTAATACCAGTGAAACCATGCCTGTGTTATCAGGCTCTACTGTTCTAACAACAAAAGCAGTTTCAGGCTTTAAAACACTACCACGATTAGTTGTAATTGCATTAACAATCAATCTATCTTCTTGCGATATGTAAGGAGCATCAGTCGCTTTGATAATTGCTCTGGGTTGATAACCAGCAACAGGAACTGTGCCACCTTCTATGTTGAAATATTCTTGATCTATGATGATGTTGATATTGGTTGTATTTCCAGAATCAATATCGAACCAAGTGTCAATGAGACCAACTCTTTGATCCCATAATGATTGTTGCACCTCGAAGAATGTAGCAGTAACTCCATGACCTGTGTTTATGTCTAAATAGGAGTTAAAATCTGCTGCACTCTCGATGGGCATGATTTATTTTTTAGCTCTTTTCTTTGGAGCTTTAACCTCTGATGTTTCTAAACCAACACTTCTATTAGCTTGTTTAGCTTTTGGTTTGTCAACATGAATTTCTGCCTTGCCATAGCCACATAATGAATGACCTGTTTCTTGATCTAGTTCTACTATATCTCCAGCATGAACCTTTGATCCATTGGCAACTGTGTCTTGTAAAATTTTATATTTTTTCATAATTAAGGTGGTGGGGTTGCCCCCACCATTCCATTTAAGCATCAGCTAATTAGTCAGATGACTTACAGAAACTAACAGCATGACGAACTGCTACATCTACAGTTTGTAGAGCAATAATTCTCACACCACCTGCTTTTGAAAGTGCATACGGATCAACAGTTATATCCAACCCACCGTACATTCCAATTAACAAGTCAGCAAAGTTTCCAAAGTAGAAATCACCTGAAGTTACTTGATTACTTCTAACAACATTGTAGCCATTCATTCTTCCATCAGGCTCAACAACGAACATACCAGAACCTGTGTCCTTGCTTGTTGTTTTCAATGTTCCATAGTCTGCTGGCTTACAAATGTAAGACAATGAACCAGACAATGCATTATCAGCAGCAACAGCACTTTCCATAGCTACAATCTCAGCAAATGTTGGGTTTGCAGCAGCAAAAGTTGTTGTGTTGATACCAGAAGTATTAGCAATACCAGTAGGTTGACCACTTGTACCAGAACCAGCTAAAGCACCCAAATCAATTGCAAGAGCAATAGATTGTGTTAGGTCGTCTCTGATTAAGTTTTCAATATCTAATGAAGATTGTTGAAGCATTAATCTTGAAGCATCAGTGTGAGCACCGATAACTTTAGGAGACATAGTTACTGATCCTGAAGTGAATTCAGACTCAGCAGAGTCTCCACCTTCAGTAGCGATCCAGCCAGCAGAAGCAGCAGCAGTTTTCTTAGGAATAACCACGTTGCCTTGTAATCCACGAAGCATAGTTGCACCAGCTTGCATTACAGAAGAAGA